AGGATCGAATATCTCGTCCATTTTTGCATTGCGGAATATAGATTTGCACTTCTGCGTCCGGGTTATAGGTCTTTCCGCAGGTTGCAGCTATGTACTCGTTGTAAGTAACCGTGTTGCCGACCGTATGCGTGTTTACAAACCTTTGCAGTTCCGTTGGATCGGATATAACCAAAGAGCGTTTTACCAATCCGGCATACCTGGGGAATTTCTCAAGCGCACGATCTAAGTTAGTTATAGCCCTTTTCTCCTCGTTTGTCAACTCTATACCTTGCCGCAGTTTCTCGTTAATCGGGTAAAAGTCACTGGACACCCAGCTGTTGATTGCGTATTCTTCCTCTTCAGTCAAGCCCATGTCTCTCTTCTCCACATACTTTTCATACCACTGGGCATAGGTCATATCTGCCGGTACGGTCATAGACTGTCCTGTCACCGGATCCCTTGCCCAGCGGGTGCCGAGGCGGTTACTCACCACCGGCACGGTAATACTGCGGCAGAAAGGGTGCATGGGCGGCAGGTTCTCGCCTGCTTTTGCCTCTTCCACCAAAAAGGTCTTGCCGTCCAGCTGGCGGCAGATGGCGGAGGTGCGCAAATCCAGAGTAGCCATAAACCGATACCGGATAATGCCCGCTGTCTTATAGCCCTCTAAAAAGCCCTGATTGGAGAAGTGATTTACCTCTGTACGGATCAGGCGGCTGGCGCAATAGCGTTGCCCGCTGTCGCTATCTGCACCTATGCAGTCCTCCAGCAACCGCTCCTCCATATCGTGCAGGGTCATGCCGGTCATGCAGCCTACCTCAATGGTGCGCTGCAAGCGCTTGCAAAAGGCGGCGTTGTTCTTCCACACACGATCGGAATAGTTTTTGCCGCTCCACTTATGGGTAAGTGCGGCCTGTACACGGCGGTCACTGATCAAGCGAAAGTCATATAGACCATTACGCTTTTGGTCGTTAAATATAGTGCGGTAGTATGCTTGTTTGAGTGTATCTGTCAGTCGCGCTTTCGCCAGCCGTTCCTCCCGCGCGCCCATGGCTACGGCTTCCGCACGAATAGCGTTCTGTAAAGCCTGCAAACGGCTGATACGGTCCGCATACGCAGGAGCGTCCAGCATAGCGATCAATTCACGCCGTGCCTGTGGTTCCTTAGTCTGTTGTAGCTGTTCCAGCAGACGCTGGCGCTCCTCTGCGGTTTGGCCTGCGCTGAGCAGCTGCAAGGCATAAGCCTGGCTGATCTGACCGTTTTTAACATACCGGCGGAGAATACGCTCAATTTGCTCGTTGAGCTGCTCTACACCCTGGGCGTACATACGGTTGACCTCCACCATCGTAGCGGTGGTGCGCGCTTGCAGCAGGTGTTCCAGGTCAACCGTTCGCCTTTTCCAATACTCTGCTGCTTTCATAGGTTAAGCGTCCTTTTCTTTGTCTTGCTGTTTCTGATCTGCCGACTGTCCCTTTTCATCAGCTTTGTCCTCCGCCTTGGCGGCAAAGCTGTCCATATACTGCTGCTGGTTCTCCTGCTTTTGCTGTTTCATGTTCTCCACAGCTTCCGCCGGGTCCTTAACGAACCATAGCAGGGACAACAGCGTCTGATCGTCAACCAGTCCGGCATTCTTCAAGGTGCACACCATCTGCACGATCTGCGCCTCATCAATGGGCAGGGCCACAGTGAACACAATATCCACATCGTCCACGGATACCGGATCAATTCCGTTATGGGCCAACCAGTTGTTATATAATCTCCAGCGTTTCTTTAAGCCCGCCTCCATGGCACTCATTTTGCTTTTTACTAGCAGGTGCAAGGCCAGCAGCTTCAATTTCAGCGCCACGCCACTGGCGTTGCCTGCAAAGGCCTGGTCTGTCATATCCGGGGTTAAGGTCATCTTATGAATATCCGATACCAGCGTATCGTCCAGCACCTTTAATGCGTTCTCATCAAAGGTCTTTTGCACATATTCCAACCGGGCGTCCTGTGGAATACCATCTACAAAGTGATCTTGCTTTGCGGCTGCCATCGTCTCCGGCGGCAATACCGCACCATAAGCAGCTAAAATAGAATTGACAAACTTGCGCTTGTCCGTCAGACGATCGGACAGCAACTCATTGCGGGCGTCTATCAGGTTGGCCACCTGCTCAAAGTCGCCTTGTCTCTCCTCGTTGTTCTCATAACACACCACCGGCACCTCATCAAAGAAGTGTGGCACCGGTGCACCCACCGGGTTGTACACATAGTTTTCTTTATCCAGCGATGTGCTTTCGTACTGCTGATACTGGGTAGCCGTATAGACTGTTACCGCATAGTACCGGCTGCGATCTGTGCGTTCCCGCTGCTCAAACCACAGCGCAAACAGATCCTTGTGCTCCACGGTATCATCTTGCACCAGCACGATCTGATCCGGCGCATACACTGCGGATCGCGGGCGTGGTTGCTCATCTGTGCTGGCATATAGCAGTTCACAGCTTTCGCCGTATATACCCATAGCCTTTCCGTTTCGTTGATCTACGGTAGCAATATTCTGGCTGTGATAGGCCGCCATGACGGCGGAAATGTCAATCTTCTTTCCGCACAGATCGCAAAGGCCGTCTTTGTCCTCATCCACAGCGTTGTGACGGACAAGGTTGCCGTTTTGCCGGTCCAGCTTGGCCTCAACCGTAGACACCAGGGAAAGCTGTGCCTGACTGTCTTTCTTGTCCCGGTCGTTGCAATCGTACTTTACCGGCTCACTTAGGAAGTAGCCGCGAATAATATCTACGATATACTTGGCGTAGTTGGTCTCCGCCCGCACATCATCCTCTTCATCTCCACGGTGAAGCTGTGGAACACCGATATACCGACCATATAGGGCGCAACACCGTCTTTCATATTTATTTGCTTTACCGATCACATAATCGATCACCGCAGAAGGCAACTCGCCCCGGTCAAGGTTCGGCACATCCCGCCGGTTCATGTAAAGTATCATCCTATGTCCTCCTTGTTACGATCCGCCCCAGCGCCGTGCTTACAAAGTAACGCATAGCGTCCATAGCGTGGTCGTCCTGTTTGACCGGTTCGTCCCGGCCCGCCTCCGCCGCTTTGTCGTACCAACGGTAGGCGTAAAATTCTGCAATGGTACGGGTGCAGTCCTTACTGAACAGCAGATCTGCCCGCTGCAATAGCGTACATACGGTACGGATTCCATCCAGCACCGCGTTATCCGCCTTTAATACCTTGAGCCCCCGCCTTTGCAGTTCTGTAATGAAAGAAGCCGCCGAAGGGTCAACCACTACGCAGGTATACGGCGTATCGCCGATAAAGGCCATCATCTCGTCCGCATACTCTGCGTCCGTTCTTTGTTTATGGTTCTCTCGCCCGGAATAGTAATATTCCTTGGTGCACAGCCACTTGCCGTGATATTTGCGCCACATCAGGAACACCGTAGGGTTTAGCGTACCGTAGTCCACACTGATATAGGCAGAACCTTGCAGTTCGTTATCCGGCGGCAGCGGAATACAGTGCCGCCTTTCGTCAAACATATCGTAGATCAGGCCCTCTGCCACTTTCCATTCGCCCAGAATATACCGAGCATAAAAAACGCCCGCGTACATCGTTCTGTACCGGGCTTTGACCTCCTCTGTCAAGGACAAGTTATCGTCCATCGTAAAGTGAAGGTAGAGTATTCGCTTTTCTTGCCGCTTCTCCGGCAGGATCCATTCTTCATAAAACCAGTGGTGTGGGTTATCCGGATTACAGTTAAACCAAAATTTTGCGCCGCTGACAGAACACCGGGCGGTGGCCTGCTGTACAAAGGACTGGGGCATTAAAGCCACCTCGTCAAAGAACACACCGGCCAGGGTCATACCCTGGATCAGATCCTGGCTGCTTTCGTCCTTGCCCCCGAAGATATAAAACGCGTTTTCCGTACCACCCCGCGTCACCACAAGCACATTGTCGCTGCGGCTGTATTTCACCTGATACCCGCGACTTTGCAGCATTGCAGGCAGAAAAGAAAGCACATTCCGGCGAAAGGAGCTGATTGTCTTGCCGCACATGGCAAAGTTCATGCCGCTGTAGGTACTCATAGCCCACAGAATATAGCTAAGCGCCATACTCACCGTCTTACCGGATCGTATAGCGCCGTCTGCAATTATTCCGTTTTTGTCGCTCACAGGTGATGTTTTGCACCACCAGGTGAGCACCTGGAGCTGCTTGGCGGAGAATGGCTGAAAATGAAAGGTGCTTATTCTTCCCATGCCTGTTCACCCGCTTTCTGCTCCAAGGCCTCCAGAAAGCCATCGTCCGTCTGCTCATCTTCATGCCCTCGGGCCAATTCAAAGTGACGCAGAAGCTCTGCCAGGGCTTTCACCCGATCAGATGTATTCGGCGGCTTTGCCGTCTCTGCAAACCCGATGGAGCACAGTGCGTTCAGCACATCCGTTGCGGTAAAATCCAACTTGTCCAGCTTTCGCTTTTCCAGCTCAGCGATAAATTTTTTTACCTTATCATTTCTTAGCAATCGGCTTGCTTGGCTTTCTGCGCTCCCGGGCGCCTTACAATTCGGGTAAGCAGCCTGGTAAGACCGTTTCCCATTATGGTCGAGCACATATTCATAACAGAACAACCTTTGTTTAGGTGTTAAGGTCTCTTTACCCACACTGCTCACCTCCTTTGTAATAATTACGGATTATATGCTGTTATTTTTTCTGTTTGCTATTTGGAAAAAATTCATCCAGTATCTCAAGCGTTAGTACCGTTTTTTCAAGATGGATATTTTTCTTTATCCAAGTAAACAACAAAGCAACTGATGTAACGATAGCGGCCACGATCACTACGACAAGGACGATATAGCTTATCACTCCTTTACAGTCATTGTGAAGTGCAACGATCCAAGAAGTCATAGTCGCAATCAAAGAAAACTCTGCTGCCATAGACGCATTAAAGAATTTGGATGCGGATTTCACATCCGTCTCAGCCATAATGCGTTTGCGCCGGCGTTCTGCCGGAGAAATGTTGGTCAGTTCTGTCTTGATCTCTTCGTACTTCAGGACTTCACGATTTTTCTTCTGCTGCTTGCCTAAAGGTTTTTCAGAGCGTTTACGCATGTATTTGTTTTCCCCCTTTCGCTCACCATAATTATAGCACATCTGAAAATGGGCCTCGTAGTAACCGCATTTAAGAAAGGAAAAGCACAAAAGCAAAAGCCAAAGAGCGCACCGTTTGGAGCGCTCTTTCAATCTGTTTGGCAGTTTATACTATAACACAGACGGCAACCTGCATACTATAACATCAACATGCATTGCATAGTGGTTTTTTCATTTTTCACATTCCAGCATATCCAGGGACTGCGGGTGAATGCGAGAGACCAGGTGATTGTATGTAATATCTTCGTCCACCGCGATCTTCTCAAAAGTGTCACCGTTCAAATACCGCCGACGCAACACACGCCGGTGCAACGGACTGCGTACCTGCTCAATAGCAGCCTCAATTTCTGCCCGCTGCAACAGAGCAAGCCGGACTTGTTGGTCCAGCTTCTCTTTCAGTTCTATAATGCGATCTACCGTCAAGGTAAAATCTGCCCGCTGCCCGCCTCCCGGCGTGGGAGAGAGGGAAGCCGTGATCTTTTGCGCCCGGCTGTTCAGTTCTTCGATCTCCTGTTGTGTAATCTCAACCTCCGCCCAGCACTCCCGATAGCGTTGCAGCCATTCCTTCTTTTCATTGTTCGTCATTTTTCCTCCTACTTTTTATTCCGCTCATTTCTTAAAGTTCGGACCAAAGCCGATCACGCCGAAAAATGCAACAATGACCGCCCCGGCCACAAGAATGATTTGTGCTGCTATACACATCCTGCTCACCTCCCTGTACTCCCGAAGCCGCCGTTGCCGCGTTCGGTGCCTGCCACCTCCAAATTCTTTGCAGTTGACTGCAAAACGGAAATAACGGCGGCGGAGAGTTTGGTGCCGGTGGCCGGATCCTTGGCATTGATCTTGCCGATCAGCTCCTGTACCTTTGCGGCGGTTTGTTGCAGCTCGGTGAAGTACACCCGGCAGGCTGCCACATCCGTGTCTGCACCCGCTGCCTTGGCTTGCCGAACAGCGGCGTCCAACTTGGTGGCACTACTGTCCAACTGCCGTTCCAGGTCTGCCTTTTCCTGCTCCAGTTTTTCCACAGCGGCTTTGGTCCTTTTCTCGGCGTCTGCCTTTGCCGTTGCCAGTTTAGCTTTGTATTCCTTGGTGGCTTCCTTTTTCGCTTCCTTTCGGATCGCCTCCGGGTCCGGCGCTGCGTCGGCCCGCTGCTGCAATTCTTCCAGCTGGGCACTGTACTTGGCTTTAACTTCCTGCTCAATGGAAGAACGGAGTGTGTCCGTGTCCACCGGCTCCGGCACTTCGCTTAATTCGCTCTGTGCCTGGCCAAGATCGAAGGTCAGCTGTTCCGTCTGCTTCTTGTAGCGTTCCACCTCTGCCTTTAACTCCCTGACTGTGGCACTCTCCAAATCCACATCTGCGGTGAACTCTTCCCGCTCATAACTGCTGATTTGAGAGATCAGCTCCAGCTTGGTGATCCCCAGGTCGGCGTGGTCGGCCATATACTTCTGACCCAACTTTTCGTATGCTGATATGTAGGAATAGGCTTGCCGCTGCTTAATGCCGCAGGCTTGCTCGGCGTACTCCTCGAATGTGTCATAGCCCAGCTCCGTGTATAGGCCCTCATCCCGCATAGTCTTAAGATCGTGGCACACATCTACCAGTGCTCTGGCCATTACCTGGCCATTGGCCAGGATCCGGGCGTGGGTGTCGTAGGCTTTCTGTGTGGTGGGCGTTACTTCTTGCATTGTAGTGATTTGGTTATCCATAAGTCCTCCTTAACTGACTGCTTTCGTTTTTCTGTTCGACTTTAGGTAGGCAAGCCAGGCTTGCATAAACTCCTGCACATCCGGCGGTGCAGGTCGGTTGTGATCGGCTCTGCATTGAATAACGGCGCCGTTTTTGAACTCAACGGTCACATAGGATTGATCCGGGTTCGACTGCTTGCGGACGAAAAGTATATCCGTCTTTCTGTCCAGGTATTGTTCCGTGTAACAGGAGTACACACAGTTGTGCTG